CCCCTATCGCATGTCGTTTCGTGCTTGTATATAGGCGTTTCATGATATGGGTTTTTCTTGCTCGTCTTTTATACCCCTATGCCGTGTCGTTTCGTGCCTATATGCAAGCATATACGCCGTTTTCCCTCCTCCTCGGCTCACTCTTCCCTCTAAGGGTTGGCGTGACTCGATGCCCTGGTCGCGTCGCTATGACACCGCTCACACAACCCGTCGCAATTCGTCGGATCCAGCCGGCGCGACGGATCGACTGCGATCGGCACGAGGTGGTGTAGCTCCTCGGCTATGACTACTCTGCCTTCCTTCTCGCATTCGGCACACAATGGATTACGCTTCAGGTATGCGTTACGGAAGCGTGTCCAGTCAGCGCCGTACCCTCGACTTGCCGCCGATCCTCGCTGCTTGTCTGCCCATCCCGATCGCCGAGCACCGCCTCGGCCACAGCCGCACTTGGCGTCGGGCCGCCGTATCTTGCCGCATTGGCAGCGAACCTTGGGCTTGTTGGGCATCTACTGATTCCCCTCCTGCGGTATCGTATGGTGCCCACGGTTCTCTCTCAACGTATGGTGCCCACGGTTCTCTCTCAACGTATGGTGCGTCAGGTTGCCTGGCAGCGCGTGGTGCGGCCTGTTCGTGGGCAACGTGTGTTCGATGCCGGGCTGTGTAGGAGCCGCCGCAACTGTCGCGGCGATACCCGAATATTTCCACACCTTGTGCTGTCTGTCGGCATCCGAGATCGTACCGTCTGGGGCCGGCAAGACAAACCAGCCTAGAGCCGATCGCCGTTTGTTCTCGGTGTCGATGGCCATCAGGAAAACTTCCCACGGGTAAACGTGGTGGTGTCGTCGCTATCCACACTCGTGCCGATTGCTGAGCCAGCGCTGTTGTTTATCGTGCTCGCAGACGCAGTGGATGTCAGCTTATTCCTAGCGCTCATATAAACGAACTGGACCATGGTATGCAGTCCTGGCGATGCAGCCGGCGTCGCGGCCAACTCGGTAGCCGTATCGGTTCGGAGGACGTCAACCACCTCGGTATTGACCTCACCCTTCATGGCCGTGCTCATGCCGCCTAGATCGCTCAGCGATGCTCCCGCTACCCCGATCCGGGCGAAACTGTCACCCGTTTGCAGCGTGTTGCCGGTGTACGTAGCGAGAACGTCAACCAGATCCACGTTCACGACCGCACCGCTCAGCGTGGTGATAGCCCCAGCCGAAACGATGTCCGTGGCCGCGTGCGTACTGAATCCCGTCGCGGTTGTCCACGCTGAGTCGCCTCTATCCCTGACGGCCTCACCCGAATCGGTCGTCGGGTCGATCGTCCCCGAGCCAGCCCCCGTAGCCCTCATCTCAGCCTGTGCGGTAGCATCGCCAGCCTGCTTTCCGCCTAGTATACCAAGCCACTCGGCTAGCAGAGTAATCCCCGCCGACCATGTAGCAAAGTCCGTATTCACTGTCGCCGTGTCTACAAGCTGGATATCCGTCTGGGATAGGTTCAAAACTGTCGTTGGGTTCTCGACGTTTGCCCAGTCGATGCCAGCCGCTCCGGTGGCCGTGACATCCAGAGCCCGACCCTCTGTAGTGGAATATAGCCAGTCGGTGTTGTTCTTCACCACGCTCGTCGTGCCGGAATCGTTGATGTTTCCGCTGCTGTTTCCGCCCAGAACGTTTTGGTACACCATCGCATCGGTCGAGGCCGCCTGGATGTCGATCCCCCAGCCCGTGGCTCCGTGGATCGTGTTCCCGTAAATCTGGGTATTCAGGATCGTGCCATTATCGATCAAGATGGCCGTTCCGGCAGTGTCGGCGAACTCATTGTCGAATATCGCGTTATTGCTCGCGGCGCCAGACGTTCCGGAGATATGAACCCCCTGCCCGCTGCCCGCCACTCCCGTCCCGAGGAAGTGGTTATCATGGATGCGGGTATTCTCACCCCTAAGAATGCTAATTCCGTCACCTTGGGTGTCCAGGAACCAGCAGTGATGTATACGGTGAAAATCAACATCCGTGATTGTAATCCCGTTTCCGCTGCCTGTAGCCGCCGTGCCGATTTGCACACCGCTGATCTCAACGCCATCGCCTGTAATCGCAAAAGTGTCTCCGTTTCCTGTTCGCGTGACGACGAAATCACGCCCGGGCCCACGGATAAGGCAGTATCGTTTGCTGATCGTGGTGGTAGCCGCCACTGTATGCGTAGTCACTCCCGCCGCCGCTCCAGCTAGCAGCAAAATGACGTCGTGGTTGCTATCCGTCACCGCGTTGTCGTGGCAATCCTGGATCGTGAGGTAGGGATCGGTGATTCCGCCACGTGCCCCGCTGGCATGTGTGGCTCCGTTTACCGGATCCACGAACACGATCACGCCAATGGGCTGATGGCTATGGGCTCCGCGTTGCGACTCGATGATTGCGAGCGTTCGCCTGAATTGGTCGAGAACGTTCGCGTCACGCGTCTCCGCGGCCAAGCTAGTAAGCGTGCCGAGAAGGGTATCCAGGTCCAGGCCGCCCGCAGCGCTGACCGGCAAGCCGCCGGCCGCGCCGGCGGCCACGTTGGGCAGTGCAGTCATGCCGCCGCGCACAGCGTCGTCGAAGTCCATCGCGTGCATCGCGGCCGCGTGTCCGTACGTCTCGATGATGATCGCCTTGTCCAGCCACACCTTCGTCGCGGTTTGGTCTACAATGTAAATGACGATCTCTGCGGCCTGCATCTCGCCCGCAGTTAGGGTGATAGAGTAGCCCTTGCCCTCATCAACAAACCCGTTGCTGGTGTTTTGCTCGGCCCCCCCGTCTTTCACTCTCGTGGAGTCCCCCGCTGCATGAACGGCGTCAACGCGGAAGTCCACGCCGTCCACCTCATACAACTCGAAGGGAATCGTAGCCTCGACGCCGTACTTACGTAGATGCATGCCCTGCATTTATGCCGCCTCCATTCGTCGCCGAAGAACTGCGATCCCGGCAGCCGGGGCCGCCGCTTGATCCTCGTTGATCTGCACGCCGTTGACGAAGTACTCTTCCTCGCCACTCTCATAGACTTGCGTGTTATCCACCAGCCATTCGCGGTCGGCCATTAGCTGATCTCCAGCTTGGGATCGACGTAGAGCGTGGTGGACGCCTTGGCCAACAATGCACGCACTGTTACCGGCCCGGCGGTGGTAGGCGTGTAGGTGACGGACAGCTTCTGTTTCGTGCCCACGCCCGTGCCGTTCCAAGTGGATGAGCCATCGGTGGTAAGGTTGGCGGGCGTGTCGCGAGGCGTCATGGGCACGTCCAGGGCCGTATCGTTGGACCGCTCGAAAAAGCCACGCGAGGTGGCCGAACCGGCGTCGTCGGGGCCCGACAGTTCGATCCAAAATTCGTCATCTTGCAACGTAGCTCCACCGGCGATAAAGACCGTTACTGTGATTGAGGCGCCGCCGTCCACCCATCGCACCATGGGCGGTGTTTTGATCCACTGTTGCAGTTCCAGGGCGTTGGCCGAGGAAACCATCTCCCAGGAATGAGCGTTGGCCTGTTCGCTGTCGTCCGCCCCGCCCGTGCGATATCTCGACAAGCTGGACTTGATCGTGCCGTAGTGGGTTTGGATTTCCGTCAAACCCAGCTCGGGGACCGTGATCGTGCCGTCGGTGCAGCCTTCCATGAGGGCCCGCCAGTGTGGCCAGGTGGTGGGTATGGTGGTAACTAGTGTATAACCAGCCTTCACTTTGCATCGTCGCAGAATCAGATCGAGGCTAGTCGATATCGATCCTTTAATTGTGCTAAAGGCCGACAAGTCACAATCCTCCAGCGTCACCTTATTAAGGTAATCAGTCCAAGTGCCGAAACAAACATCCTCGCCCAGAGTTTTTAGGAACGTGCAATTGCGAAACAACATCGACGCCCCACGGCCAGACATCCGCATGGCCTCACCGTTGGCATGATTGCGGTCGAAGGTGCAATTGACAAACTCATTAAACGTTCCCCAGCCGATGCAAAAACTCGGCCGATCGTCCCAGAGGAAATCACAATCGCAATAGTACTGCCGCTGTTTATTGGTCCCCAGGTTGATCTCAGTGTTACCGTCCGACGTCCCCCGGATCGTCATGCCCCAAGCGTTCACGTCGCCTGTAATGCTGATTGTGCCCGTATTGTTGGCGAACAGGGCCCCCGTTCTGTAGGTGTCGTCGGCCGGATCGGTGGAAACCAACTTGACGGGATTGAACAGCGTGCCGCCGCTGAAAACGAGGGCCCCGCCGGTGGCGTCGACGTGGTTATAGGCGATACGGATTTCGTCCCCAGCCGTACTGGCCGCCGCGTCCGCCGAAGCCAAGGCGGTCCAGGCGTCCGTCCAGGAGGTTCCGTTGTTGGCGCCGATGGCGTTGCTGTCAACGTATCTGACTGTCACGCTTCACCTCTACTGAGTAAACGCGGTAATGTTACTCCGCCGATCCAACGTGGGCACGACACCGCCTTCGACGAAGTCAACCAACCGTCGCATGAACACGATGCCGTCGATGTGCTCCTGCTTGCTGGCATTGGGCGTGTCCACGAAGTCCGCGTCCGCCCCACTAGTCGTCTCGTTGGTGTAGATCTCATCCAAGCGACCGGCTTCATCCCGCAAGTTCTGGAATTGGTTAAACCAGTTCTTCTCACGGTCGCTAAAAACCGCGTGCTTTTCCGCTGAATAGGCCATGCTGGGCCTCCGGGGTTAGTCTGTTAGGACGGCTAACATTCAATCCGTTCCACCTTGCGTCGGATGTGCTGGATCGTGCCGTCTGTGATTTCGATTTTCACGGCAGCCGATCCGTGAAACCCTGACTGCAACACTTCGTCGAAGATCTTACCCAACACCGTTACGACTTTGTCCATCTGTTGTTGGTTGGCGGACGAGCATGTGGTGTCCATGTCGGGCCTCCGGGGTTAGGGGTAATCGTACTTCTCCTCAAACTCACGAACCGCTGACTGGAAATCTGCTATCACGGCCTCGCACTCTTTTCGCCGCTGGCCTTCTCTGTCCGCCCGATTCGCCGTGGCATGCAGTCTCGCCCTCATCACATCGCGGTCCTTTCGCAGGCAGTCGCCGACCCCCCGGAGATGTTTGAGCCGACCCCAGTCGGCCCATTTGCACGCCAGAACTCCCGCCAGAAGCCCCATCGCGAAGGCCCCCCCTATGGCAGCTATCAGCGCATCGGCGTATATCGTTATCATGCCGGGCCTCCGGGGTTAGGGGTTTTAGATCGCCGCGCCAATTGCCTTTTCTGCTTCGGCGGCTTTCCAGTATTTGTAACGGTTGCAGCTCCCAAGCGATCTATCCACACAAGTACTCCCATTGTCGATATCTTTTTCTTTGTACAAACGCTCTGCCAAGTGACAGTGATAACCTGGAATGACGGCCCCCGCATTGGTGACGTACCCGTGCGTACAAGTGCCACACCTTTTAGGCTTTATCTTTGGCTCTTCATATCCCATCTCAGGCAGCGCGTCTTGTGGATAGACATAATCCATGCTGGGCCTCCGGAGTTAGGGGTTGTTGGCGTGTATCAGCGGTTTCTCTTCCCGTCTCAACTGCTCCGGAATCCCCTGCCTCATGTCATACAGCATCAACACCACCGGCGCGCTGTTCAGCGCTCGGCAATGGCTCCGCGCCAATGTTTCAAATCCCAACTTCCCATGGACCTTTTGTCGCCGTGGGTGAAAGCTGCACACCAACCAATCCGCCTTGTGGGCGATCGCCTCCTCAAAGCCGGCCCGCATCAACCGCGTGATGAGCCGCCGGTCGCCACGATACGCTGGGTCGGTCACAATCCGCCACGCGGCAGCCAAGCGGGTCTGGCGTCGCCGCAACCACCGCATGTTATCCGGAAAATCCTCGTCGACGTGCAGTCCCGCCGGCCCGTCCAGCGTGATCGACACCGTGCCGACCAGCTTGTCGCCCACCATTGCCGTCAATACTGTTGTCTCGGCTATGTAATCCAGGTGCGAGTAGTGTTGCAACCGCTCACTGGGGTCGGCTCGGCAAAGCCCCTTGGCGAGGTAGGCTTCGTAAGTCAGCCGGTGGACGGCCCGCATTTGGCCGGGCGTGTTGGCGGCGGTGATGGTGATGGGAATCATGGCTGGGGTACTTGTCAGAATCCCGCCAGCTTCAGGTGTTCCTCAAACCCCTTTTGTTTAGCCAACGCCTTGCCAACATCCCCCAACTTCTGCATCACCTCGATCGCCAGTTGTTCGACAATGACGACCACTGCTAGATTTGTGTTGGGATAGTGTATTGGCGCGTTGATGATTTCCCGCCCGTTCTTACTGGCCCGGAGTGTCAGGGACACCTCGTAACAATCCTCGTCGTGCTTTTCCGGTTTGTCCGGCATCACGCTTCTCCTTATTCAAGGTTATTCTGGAAACTCTCAACTCTTTGTGGTAGAGAGGCAGGCGGCACCCCTACTACTTTACCTGTATCCCTATCTCGGTACAGGCAAATGTCTGCCCCTTCTCCCTTGATCCATTCGCTGGTCGTGGCTCGCTTTGTGTCCAGGACCAGGTCGACGCAGCTCCCTTCCTCGTCGATCAGCAGAGCCGTGCAAGGGGACTGTGTCGCCGCTGTAGCCGCGGCGCGCTTCAGGTAGGCGACGAAATCATCAAGATCATCCATCGTTTCGTGTTACCTCAACTCGATTCTCGATTCGTACCGCGTGTCGGCGTCAACGGGCAGATGTAGATACAGCCGCTGAACCACAACGGTTTGGACCCGTTGACGTTTGAAAATCAGGGGTTCCTGCCATTAAGGATTCCTCCAGCCTATCGGTGTCAGAGCCATACTAATTCCGTCACGTGGTTCAGCGACTAATGCGAGTGATTCCCGCGCTACGCTCCAGCGCCTCCTGAACCGTCTCCGCCGCTGAAGCCCGCGACGAGTCGGTCGAATTCGTCCCACTCGGCGGCTGCGATCCGAATGGCATTGTTTTGCTCCATGATTTCCTTGCGACGAATGGTCATCTCGTCCGTCGCCTGGAGGTACGCCGCCAATTCCGCCAGCATGCTGAACAGGTTGGCGGTCGTCTTGCCGACCACAAACGTCGCCTGCTTCTTAGGATTGGTATTGAAGTCGACGGATTCATAGATCCCGATCGCTGCCTTCAGTTGCTCTTCGGCCCGTCGCTCGAAATCCTGAGCTAGGTCGTTCATGGCAGCCTCAAGATTTTATCGATCGCGGCAGCGGCGGCCGGACCAATGGGCGTGGCCGGCGACAAAACCCGGTTCAAGAATTCGCGCCGATCCAAGGTGGGCACGACGCCGCCTTTGACGAAGTCAACCAACCCCCGCATGAACACGATACCGTCGATGTGCTCCTGCTTGCTGGCGTTGGGCGTGTCCACGAAATCCGCGTGGGCCCCGCTGACCGTCTCGTTGGTGTAGATCTCGTCCAGCCGGGCCAGTTCGTCCCGCGCGCCCTGGAAGGCGTTAAACCAGTTTTTCATACGGTCGCTAAAAACCGCGTGCTTTTCCGGTTTGTCCGGCATCACGCATCTCCTTATTCGAGGTATTCGATTCGAGACTCGTACCGCGTGTTAAGTGTTCGTCGGCGGCGCCTCGCGATTAGGACTAGCGCTGGGGCCGCGGGGCTCTTCCGAGGGCCGTACGCCGTGCGGTACCGGCACACGGTTTTCGTCGCCACCAAAACTGACGGTCAAGTCGAACATTTCCAGCAACGAGCTGTACAGCGTGAGCGACTCGCGGGTGGTGATGCGATAGGTGGCGTAGCGGCTGTCCAACCGGGTCGACTCGACAATGTGTTGATCCAAAGCAACCATGAAGGTTCGCGCGTCCACATTGCGCAGATCGACGCCGTTTAACAGCGGGATGTTGGGATCGCTGCCGTCCAGTCGATGGCGCAAGTCGAACTCGCGGCCGGCCGGCCGGGGCACTTCGTCGCCAGCCGGGCTTTTCAGGTTTTGCTCGTCGGGCAACGATATCGTCAGGTCTTTGGCTCGATCCTCCAGCGTCTTGATGTTCACGTCCTGCGGATTATGGGTGATCTTGCGACGCCAGTAGTCGAGGTAGACTAGGTGTTCCTGAATGAACTGGTTGGTGGCCGTGTCCCAGCCGCTCTGCACACCGAATTCGCCATCCTGGAGAATCTGGCCGCGAAACAACAGCAGATGGCCTACGTAGGCGTGAATGGAGCGGTTGCGGAATCGTGTGATCGCGTCTTCAAACGTGTCTTGTCCGGGTAACGACATGAGGTTCCCTCTCCTGAGAATGGTTACGCGCCGATCGGCTCCACGGCCGTCGGCATGGGGTTATGAATTCGCTGTAGCCGGTTGGCCACCCGCTGGCGTAGTTCTTGGGCCCAGCGGGCCAAATCGCCGTCGCTGCTAGTGGCCGCTTGTCGAAGCTCCTGGTCGTATTCGCGACCCAAGGTGAGGTCGGACATGGGACTGCGGCCGGAGAGCGCGTAGACCTCGGCTAATTGCGTGGCGTAGTCGTCGTAGGTGGGCGGCGGCGGGGGTTGGACGTCCGGCTTCGTCGCCTTACGGGCCTTTCGTCGACGCCAGGCGGCCAGGCCGAAGCGGGCGGCCAGCAGGGCCACCACCGAGGGCGGGCCAGTCCAGCCCAGGGCCGCGAACAAACTGGGCACGGCTAGCTCCAACGCGCTTTTTCTGGTGGCAATCGACTCCATTCGCTCACGGGTTTCTGCTGCCGCTTCCTCGAATCTCGACTTGATGGCGGCCAGGCGTTTATCATTGGCGCCGATCGCCTCGGCAATACCGGCCTGAATCTCGGCGACTCGTTTATCATTGGCGCCGATCGCCTCGGTAGGGTCCACTGGAGGGGGAAGTGTCTCGGCTTCTGGTTTCTCCATCCCCTGACCCCGAATCTTGTCCAGGTGATCGGCCACCGTGGGCGGCCGAGACGGTTCAGCAGCGGGCGGCTCGGTAGCTGGTGGCGGAACCATCGGGTTCATCGGCGACATTCGCTTGGGCGTGGCCGGCGACAAAACCCGGTTCAAGAATTCGCGAATAAAGACACAGTGGGTTCCGACTACAACTTCATGATCTCCACCCGATACGATGCCAACCAGCCGCCCACGGTAGTCGGCGATCGGACCGCCCGAGACACCCGTCTCAACAGACCCGGTGAGCATCAACACGGAACCCTCTGGACCAGGTGGGTCATCTGGAGTAACGTAATCCAGCAACTTGCCCGACACCACCTGAAATCCCCCCTTGGGCCCGGCGTATCCGCCCGCCCATAACACATCGTCGACCCGAGGGGGCTCGGTCGCAATTTCGTATGACAAGGTACGAGGCATGGGAATCGACAGAACCGCCAAGTCTAGGGAGGCGTCCCTGCCAAGAACGATCCCGGTTACGCGGCAATCGTGGAACACCACCACCACGCTATCTGGTCGCGACGGAATGCCGTGGTCGACAGTTAAGACGATGCCAACCTTGCATTCTACGGGCGGTCGCACCAGGACACCAGTTCCCATCCATAGCCCGTCTTCTGTCGTGCAAATGACCCGCACAACAGCCGGCTGGGGAGATGTGGCGGCCACGCCCGCTGGTCTGATAGCGGGCTGAAACTCGCTCGCAAGCGCTCCCGGCAACTGACGCAGCCTCGCCCATGCCTCCCCTGACGGAGGCGACGCCCTCCAATCCATCGAAAAGAATCCGCCGGGGCCCGTTGGGCATACCGTCCCGGGGGGGCAGACCTGCCCCGGTGGACACTGGGCCTGGACGCTGGACGCCCAGATGAGCAGGCAGAGCCCGAGAAAAAGAGCGGGTCCGCGCGGGGGGGGCGGACACACGTCGCCGGGATCGGAATAGGTTTGCACAAAAAACTTTCGGTCTGCGGCTCGGAGCGAATTCATTCTATCACAGGTTTGTCGACAAAGAACCCCTTTTCGGATTTTTGTCACGGGCCTCGTGCCTGGCCTTCGCCCGGATCCGCATCGCCAAGTACGCCTTGCGGTGTTCGTCGGCGAGATCCAGGGCCAGCGAATCATCGTCGGCCGGCGTGCCTTGACGTTGCCGACGGCGCAATTCGCAGGCCAGGCACACATCCGCGCCGATCGGCAATCTAGTGGGCGATTCGATGCGTCGCTCGGCTACTGCCACCTCTGCGGCTGCATGCTTGTCCGCTCTCTCGCCCGACTTTAGGTCGTCGACCAGCCCGCGGCCGACGCCTGTCATTTTCCCAATGCGGCGGTTCGACCATTTCGTGGTGCGCAGCAGATGCTCGATTGTCGTGATCACTTCAGGGTCGATCCGTCGGCCAGTCATCATGATCTCCATCTCACGCAAATCAAAAAGCCCGGCCGGCGGCATGCTCCGAAGCCCGTGTGCTGACTCCGTCCGCCGGCCGGGTTGTCAGTCGTTTTCTTGATCTTCCAAGTATTCCTCGTCTGCCAGGTCCGCCGCCTCCAGGCACTTCTTACACAGCCCGCCGCCCTTGAGCCAGCACTTCTCGCATAGGTCGTCCCCACAGTCGTAGCACCATCCGGGCTTCGCGCTGTCGGGGATGCGGCGTTTGCAGTCGACACATTTACTCACGTTTCACCTCCTTGGCGTTGATTTGCCGCTTCGGCGGCCTCGGGCTCCAAATACTGAATCCGCTTCCCGATCGCCAGCGCATATTCAATTTCCCCCCGCGTGCTGTCGCCCACATAGCCGTCAACGTTCAAAACGTAGACCAAGTCTGCTAGGTCGATCTTGCGTTTGTGGAGTTCGTCGAGCCGATCCGCCACGTCCTGGCCCAGCGCCTCGCCGCCGTGATCTTGGGCGTGCTTGCAGACACCAACGGTTAGCACAATGCAGCCGTTGAGCGTAAGCCGCCATCCTGCGGCGTGAAACTCGTCCATGAATCGCGTAGAACCACACAGGCAGACAACCGCGGGGAAATCCTTCGGGCGCTCCAATTTTCGTAGCCGTTCGATCTCGTCTAGCGCCTTCCGCAACGGCTCCCCGCTAGGTAAAAACTGGAGGGCCCGCAGTCGCTCGATCTCGGCCTCGGCCTTTGCTGCTCGCCTAGCCAACGTCACGGGCGGAATGTAGTGCTCATTGGGGTTGGTCGGACTCATTTCGTGCAACTCTGCGAGCACCTCCCGATTGATCTTTCGTTTTACTGCTCCACTGTGATTTAGTCTCGCCTCCAATTCCTTGATCTCGTCCACCGCCCGCGCCATCAACGCATTCGTGGCCTGTTCGTCGAGCGGCCCGCACTCTCTGTCGCCATGCACGTCGCCAGACCAGCGTTTCTTGTGCATGCAGAAGCCGGCTTCCAATTGTTCGATCAGTTCCGTGTTCATGATTCCGCCTCGATTTCCCGCTGGATTTGCTCGCTGGCTAGATACCGCCGCACGTCGTGCATAAACCTGTCTATTTCGTCCCTCGACTCGCTGGGATCGGTCAGCCGGCAGAAGTACCCTAACGACACATCCCCAACCAGTTGTCCGAAATATTTCCCGACGGGTATCCTCGACATCCGGAACAACCGGACCTGCACATCCGACATCGGCTCGACCAACTTAGCCACGGCCTGCTTGGGCGGCGGGGTGTAAAGCCCCAGCGAGACCAGCTTGTCCACCACTCGCCGGGCCATGATTAGCCGCTCCGCGTGGTTCTCCGCATACTCGTCAATGTGGCCCTCGACAAAGTCCGCTAGTTCCTCGCCGCGTTCGTTCGCGTTCATTCGCGGTTTTCCCTCATTAGTGCCTTGGGGTATTCGCCGATCAGCCCCAAATTTCCCAGTGCTTCGGCGTTTCCTTGGAGAGTCTCAACTCCTCGCCGTCCGCCACCGGTGGCAATGACGTTTCCACGCACGCCACATGAGCCTCTTCGTCACTCTGCACCACCCAGCCGAATATCGGAAGTACTCCAGCCTCGCCTCGCAGATTTTCGCGGCCGCGCTGGCCCCGATTTCTGGGATCCCGCATAGCGGGTTGGCGAACCCCTTGTTGCACATGTCGGCCTCGAAGTCCGCCAGTTCGCCCAGCGTGGTGATTGCATGGCCCGGATTCTTCGCCAGATGGCCCACGATGGACTGGGACAAACTGAGTTCCGAGATCAGCACGGCCCGCCAGGGCTCTGCCAAGGCCGGCTCGGGCTGGTTGTCGTCGATGGCCGGATTCTGCGTGGGGTCAATCAACGGCCTGGACGCTACGTCATTTTGGAAGATCTCGCGGAGGTCGGCGACGCGAGTCAGGGACATTTCCGCGTGGGCATCCTGGGCGTTCTCCATCTTCTTCTTGGCCACCGATGTTTCTGCTTTCAAATCGACCCAGATGGCTTTCAGCCGTAAGGCCTCTTTCGCCTGCGCATGATTCTCGGCGATGAACTGCCGCGAGATCTTCAGCTCGTCCTCTTCCGACAACGGGCTCTCCCCGGACGGCAGCGAGTCGCCTTCCGGTTCTGGTTCGTTCAGCTCGGGGACCTCGCCAATCTCGGCGGCGACCATGAATCGCCTCACGTCATCTTGGGCTTTCAAGTCGTCATCGGGATCGATTTCCGCCAGCTTGTTCCTCAACCGATGGGCGGCCGCCAAAGCGGCTGACCGGTGCGTCGAAAACGGGAACACATCACCGTTCTCGGCGTAGTCGTATCCCAGTTCGCCCTCCTTCTCGAAACTTCCCTCGCCCTCCTTCTCGGCCCACCAGTCGCTCAAGTAGTAGCCTTCGCTGTCGCCCTCGGGCGCCAGTCGCACACCGCACTTCAGCGAGTCCGACGTGATGGGGATCGGAATCTCCACCACGTAGACAATCTGCGTTTCCTCGGCCGGGTCTTTTACGTCGCGATCCTCAATCGTCTGGGGGCTCATGTGTTTCTCCTTAATAGGGGTTCCGCGGTTAGGGGTTTGCCGCCGAGGCGGGGGTAACCTCTATCTGCCACACGCTAAGGTCAGCCATCGCGTTGACGCTGGACCGCTTTGCCTTCCGTAGACCAGGCGTAGTCCAGTAACGCCGGCCGAACAGTGCCGCGTCGATGCGGGTCTCGATAGCTTGTGTTTTCACGTCGCTCATGGTTTCTCCTTACCAATTTCGGCGGTTCGTCGGTCCATGACCTCGTTCACGGCGTCTTTTGCGTCGTCCAGCGTCCACACCACGCGGCACGTACCGCCGGCTTCTTCAATAAGTCGCATCTTTTGAAGCTGCCCCTTGTCCGGTTTCTTTCCGCCCGCCTTCGCCTCAAGAAACAGTACGTGCCCGTGGATAATGACTATAGTGTCGGGGATCTTCGATTCTTGCATGGGGTGGCCGTGGACCTTAAACCACCAGAGCTCGTGCTTTGCTTTTCGCCCGTCGAGATAATCCTTGATCTGCTTGGCGAGCTTGCCTTCGGGAGTCATGCGTTTACCTCATTCGTAATTCATAACTATCGCAACCCTGATATCGGCCGCCTTGAGTTTGTCGATGTATTGATCCAGAGAGTGGCACGGAAAGCCTGTCATTGGCATAGATTTTTTGCCGTTGATCCGTGTGGTGACCACCAACCCAAGTATTCGCGCGGCCGTAACTGCGTCCTCATGAAACGCTTCGTAAAAGTCGCCGGTACGAACCAACAACAGTGATCCGGGGAAGTCTCGTTTGATAATTGCGTACCGTTTCGGAGTAGTCATGCCGGCACCCTCTTTCGATATCTGGTGTTCTCACGGACCCAAATCAGCCGCCGCCGCGCCCGCGTGGCGGCCACGTACCATACCCGCAGTTCCTCGTCCGTGCCGGCGTCCGTCCGCATGCCCTTGACCGTCGCCTCGTTCAGCGTCGTCAACACAGCCACGTTGTCCGCCTCGGAACCCTTGACCGAGTGGATCGTCCCCACCCGAACATTGGCGGCCTGGATTGCCTCCTCGCCCCAGCGGCCGACGGCGGCGACGTACTCGCGAGACTTGGGTATCCACTGCATCCACGCGCCGGCGCGCGCGAACACGACGAACGCTTTCGTAGCACCTACCTCATGCAGTGAGTCGGGCAGCAAGAACGGCCATTCATCCTCGGCCTCGTCCGCGTCGCAGCCAGCGAAGTCCGTCTTCGTCCCCCGTACGATGGTTTCCTGTCCCTCAAACCTACTGGGCACGTATTTCAGAATGTCCAGCCATACCGCCCCGTCGATCGGCGCCCCCGCCTGAATGGCCATCAGGCCGCGTATGGCGGCGTTGCGTCGAGGGGCCGCCCATCCGCCCCCGCCTCGCGTGGGCGTCCAGGGCACGCCGCTGGCGTCCAATAAACGGCCCCACTTGCGGGCTAGCAGGTTGGTCCTGGCCAGCAGTAGCCAGGATTCGGCGGGATCGACATCGGCCACGATACCCCTACCCATTTCGGCCGTGTCGACAACCCCCTCGTGATCCGCCGGCTGGATGCCGCGGTCCCAGTAGTCGGTACAGTCACGAAGGATCTCCTCACCGACGTCCAGGATGGCCGGCGGGCACCGGTACGACTTGGGCATGGTTCGCTCCTTGCTCACGTCCCACCCCATGAAGTAGTGGGGCGACGCCCCTCCGAAGCCGTAGATAGATTGGAAAAAGTCTCCGACGACGTAGGCGTACTCGCAATCGTCGTGGGAAATTAGCCGACGGGCGACGGCGTCCGTTAGGGCCGAGTTGTCCTGGGCTTCGTCAAAAAACCAGCAGGGGACGGCCGGGACCTCGCCGTCGGGCTCGCATTTCTCGGCCCCACCACGGACAGCGAGATGCCAACCTGAAAAGCGGGCCAGAATATCGGTGAAGTCCACACGGCCGTCCAACCGCTTGGCCTGCTCGTAGCGTTGCACGATTTCTTCGACGTCCAGGTAGCTCGGCGTCCGCTCGCTGGTCGCCTCGGCCCGGCCCCAGGCATTCTCCAGCGGCTCTAGGCGGTTGCGGGCCTCGCCCCAGATTGCCAGGGCCTTGTCGGCGTCGGTCGCCTTGCCGGCAAATGCCTCAGCCATATCGGCCGAGTCGTCGATCACCTGAGCGGCGTCCTCGTCCACATTGTTACGAATCCATGCTTTTGACTCGGCGTTGTCTGTGATTAGCTCCTTGCCCACGCCCAACTGCTTGTAACAGATCGCATGATGGGTTTTGAACCAACCTTCCGTCTCGAGCTTCTGGGGCTTCATGCCGAACCGATCGGCGGCTCGGCTGGACGCCTCGCGCCGTGCGGCCCTGGTGAAGGACACGAAGCCGATCAGGTGCGGATCGTGGACGCGTTCAAGCACGCCGTCCATGATGCGTAGGGACTCGGTAGTCTTGCCGGTCCCGGCGCCGCCGATCAGTCTGGCTATCTGGGGCATGGGTTCTAATCCTCGAATCCCGGCATGGGTTGGCCGGCGAACTTGTCTCTTCGCTCTTTCAGAAAAGCACTAAAGACGCTTTGCACTTCTTCAAGCGTGGCAATTTGCGGCAAGTCATCGTGTCGCCAATACACCATGCCGTTAGAGCCCCATTCATCGCTTTCATGGTTCACCCTTTCGACCAGGAGGGCGAGATCATCACCAAACAGTCCCGACGGACACTCGTCGGGGCAATTGTGATCCCGGTCGTTTTGGCTTGGCCTGCTAGACTCGTGCAAAAATAGGAGATAAACCGGGAACGGGGTTTGCTCGGCAATCCGCTGATACTCGCGGAAATGCCGACGATCTATGCCGGTCGTCCATGCTCGTGAGTATCGGTGCCACGTAAAGACGGTCTTTCGTTTGGCTTCAATCCACTTCGTGTCTTCTCCGCGAATGGCCAAGACGTCCGGCGCGACGCATTCACTGTCTGGGAAAAACAGTTGCGGCCCCTTGCCCGTGCTCATTTCCAATTCGTACACGGGCAGAACTGCATAACCACACCGGCGACGCAGCCACATAATGATCTGTTGTTCGGCGATTTTTCCGAACGCCAGTTGCGTCTGAAACCTCTCGTTACTCGTTGTCATTGAACATCCCTTTTTCGGCTCCGGCGGTCGTCCACCCCTCGCGTTCCGTGCGAGAGAACAATTCTGCCCTTGCCTTGCCCGGGCAAAGCTTCTCAACCATCGCGTAGAACTCGTCCGGCTTGCGACTGTGTTCTCGCATCGGCCCCTTGATGAGCGTCGTTTCGCTCGTGAGGCGAACGACTGGCTTCCCGCGGACGCACATCAAGCAGTGCTCCGTTTGTCCCCTGAGCCATTCCCCCATGCCCATGCGGTCCTTGGCCCAAGTCAGAATCGTTTTCGGTTCGAAGCCCCATTCCCGGGCGATGCCGAACGAATGCTCGATATGGGCGTTGGTTGTCCAGAGCCAGAGGATCGCGTTCTCGTCCGCGATGGTCTGCACGCCGGTTCCGTCCATCCAGCCGCCGTTCTCGTCCGGCTGTTTGCCGTAGTTGGTGATTGCCTCGATTGACATCGAAGGGTACGGATTGGCCGCCCTGTGTTCCGCATCATCCTCGCGGTTGAAATACTGCCAGGGGGGATCGGCCACGATCACGTTGAAGATGCCGTCAGGCAACTCGGCCGTCTCCGTGGCGGCGATTTGCTTGGCCTTCTTGGCGGCTTTCGTGAGTTGCTTGTAGACACCGTTGACGGTTTTCTCGGGTGGCCTCGCCCGCAGTTGCTCCCTCGTCTTGTCGTCGATCCTGGGGCGGATGTGCATCACCTTGTGCATCGTGTCGTGCCCGACGTCGGCGATGCGGGCCAGTTCCCGTTCAGTGTCGAGCGCTTTCCCCGATGTCGGGGAAAGCTTCTCTCCCCCCAGCGATGGGGATAAACCTCCGCTACCCCCCGCCACCGACTGATTTGCCTTCGCTCTTGCTCGAATGCTCGGCTCCAGCGCCAACGCCAGCTCGCAGCGATGATACACCGGCAGGTTGCGCCGCCCCAATTGATGCAGGATCACCCACTCCTTCGCGGCGGCCCGGCTCTCGAATGACATTTCGCGGACGTCGAACTGTGTTTCGAGTTCGTCGCAGATTTCTACCCGGTTGTGGCCATCCAGGAGGATTTGCTCCTCCTGCCAGACGATCACTGGATCGAGGCACCCGTTGGCTTCGATGCTCGTCTTGAGCAACTGGTACTCGCCGTCCGTTAATGGCAGAATCAGCGACTCGAATTCCTCGTCAATCGTGAACTCATGTAGCACTTCACTCATCCCTTCACCTCCGTGTCAAAACCTCGTTTTATACCACCCTCTCTCAGGAGGGGGCCGTTTTTCGCGTTTCTTTTTGCGCTACCCCCCGCGCGCCGACCTTCATGCGTAGCTCCTGCATACAACACAAAACCCGATTGAACCTATTTTGCGGCACCTAAGTCTAATCATACCAACGACTTAACTGCCCTCGCGCAAAAACAAAACTGTTTCTGGAGAACGGGAAACTCCCAGCCGGTTGATATGGGTTTTGTTTTTGCGCGAGGGCAGTTAAGTCGTTGCAGGGATAGGAGTTAGGTGGCGCAAAATAGGGTCTCATCATGGGCGCTGTGTTCTTTTTGCGCGAGGTAGTTAAGTATCTACAGGGACAAGGGTTAAGTCATGGGGGGTACGTCTCTGGGCTCTTCGTTTCTTTTTGCGCGCCCCGCGATTCGGCGTCGATGATCTGTTGTAATGTATTGGCGTGGCGGGGCTTGAGTATGCAGTACCGCTTGCGGTCCGCCCCGTGCAGCGCAAAGTCGGCGTTGTCGATCCCCAATCTTCGCCGTAGCTCAGATCGTTCGGCGATTGTCAACAGCTTATCGCGTAGCGGTTCCTTCCAGGCTTCAGCCCAGCGGAACCAGATCGTGCCGTCTGACATCTTCGTCGGCCAGTACTGGTTCGGCTTGTCGTCGTCGCGGGCCGCTTTTGCCCGGTCTACCACGATCTCCTGGAAAATCTCTGCCACCACCACGTATCGCTTCTCGACGCTTGGGGCCTGCTCCAGTTCAGACGCCGCCACGAGCTGGGCCATCAAACCTCGCGTCGACTTTCGCTTGTCCTTTAGGTTGCCGGGCAGTCCGTGCCAGATGTTGGGCCACTTCCGCGGCCTGTCGTCCAGTACTACGATCCGCGTGATAGCCTGCACCTTGGCTGCGACCTTGTTTGAGTCGCGAAGCTCCTCTAGCGAAAGCGGCACGATACCTCGACCGTCGCTAGTAAGCTCCTCCCACTGGGGCACATGCAACCGATATTCAGGTGGGTCGCTGAGCACGGTAACAAGTTCCCACGATCCGGGCAGCCAGAGGCCGTTCTCGAATTGCAGCCCCAACTCGGTAAACCCAGCGGCCTCCCTGGCCTCCCTGCTGGTGTCGCCGCGAGTGTAGTTGATCGCCTGACGATGGATTCGCTCGACGTCCTTGTCCTCCAGCGGCGGCTTGCACTTGGCTAAGTTCATTGCAACCATCATCGTGTACAGATCGGCCTGCTCTTGGGCGTCGCCGATGTTTGGGATGCGGGCCGCTTGCTTGCATGCCAGGCTCAACAGGGCGTTGTCACGGCCGTCCTTCGTTTCCAGTACGTTGTCTTGGTCGAAGAATTTTCGCCATGCCCCGGGCCCGTGTTCTTCCGGAGCCACGGCCGTTTCTTCGCCGGCCGCGTTGTAGATGCGTGCCAGCAGGATCGCCGTTAGTTCGGGTGGCTCAACGTCGTCAGGCGTTAGCCCCTCCAGCCAGGTATACGTGGCCCCACTAGCGTGGATCGACGGCGGGAAAACGGACTGGGCGCCTTTGCTGTGATTTCCGATCCTGATTTCAATGGCGCCAATGTGAATCACGGCGCCACCCGGCAGCCGTTCGTGCCACTGGAAAATTCGGTGAATGGATCGGGCCGACTTGAACGTGGGGCAGTGGGGGATTTGGCCACCGAACAGGGCGAGGATCTCTTTTTCACTATCTGCCTCGTCGCCTTCGATATCAATCAACCCGCCTCGCTGGCCCAGCTGGATTCCCACGTTCGACGCCGGCCGCCCGTTCCACCACTCCACAACCGTCTCGCTGTCCTTCGTGGCGTTAATTTGCCACTCAGCCAGCCAGGGCGCCTTGCCCTTGGGGCGTAGCGGCACCACCGGCCAACCACGGTCGGCGTAGGCGATCGCCGCTTCAAGGATCGGGTTGCTCATGAAGTCCTCAGTTCATCCGTGATAATCCGCGGATTCTCGCGCTTCTCTAATCGGGGGGTAGTCGTGCTGCCCTTATCTCGCCAATGGCATTAGTACGCCTTCGCCGCCGGCGAACCGAAAGACAATTGCCGCGCCCGGTTTGCGCCCGGTTGTCCAACGAACCGCGGGGAGTTTTCGGATCAGCCGGTCGTAGTGTGCGTCGATTACTGCATCGCCGATTTTTTGCCGCGTTGCCCCATCGTCGTCGTAGTGTGACTTTCGCGGCCACGTCGCCCACTTCGCGTCGTCCGGTGGATGCCACGGCAGATCGGCGACGCCCCGGGGGACGCGCCCCGTGGTCGGATCCTCTTGCGCATCCGCCGGAACACGCACGGCAATCATGCCCTCCGTGGCATACAGCCAGGGATCGTTGGGGAGTTGAAACGGCTTAACCAGACCAGGGAAAGATCTCAACTCTTCTTGTACACAAAACGCATCCAACTTGACGGGGACGATCCGCTGTTCATCTAGTGACGCGAACAATCGCCCCATCGACTGGCCCGTGCTTGTGACGATCTTGGCGGCCACAAACTCAGAGGCGAACTCGGGGTCCAGCGAATCCTTGTGTAGGACTTCGTCGAGCCCATTCTTTCCGCCAGGATTCATCGTGTAATAGCCGACGCACCCGGAGATCGAATAACTCATGCGTGTCTTAGGAGCCTTGAGGCTCATGCGTCTCTCGGCGGCCTCAAGGGATGACGGGGGGTTGATTCGCACCTTGCCCTCTTTGCTCGCCAAAGGCAATGGCTCAATTATCATTTTCCGATAACACTCCGCCTCCGTGACGTGCATGCACCGCACCTTGCATCCCAGATTGGCGCATCCGATCACTGCTTGATTGATCCGGATGATCGGCTTCTTGCACGTTTCGCACGTTCCGTGCAGCGTTGTCATGGCGTCACTCCTCTTCGAGAAACACTTCCAAAAGGGCCGCCCGCCGGGATCGAACCGACGTTCACTCAGGCCAAGCAGTGGAAAGCCCGAGCCCAAAAAAACCACTGCCATCCATCGGCGGCCACCGATTCGCTACATCTCTTGCGGGGTGAAGTTCTCCTCTCGCTGCCCATCCTGCACGCTGACTTCGACGGCGGAAAAAACCTCTTGCAGTGTCTTGGCGTAATTGAGAATCTTCTCCGTCGCCTCGGGCGACAGCAGCGGACCACAAGACGGCTTGACGATCGCGTATTTCTCCTGGCCCGACCCGGCTGCCGTGAGTTCCAACCGCGTGAGGAACTGATAGTAGAACAGCCCCCTGCTCGTGATCGCGATCAGCCAGTTTTTTACCGGCACGAGCGACGTGGCGGGCGTGTCGATGACGATCGGCAAGAGGTCGCCTTCCCGCACCATGAATAGCAGCCGACGCAAGTTGCAGGCTTGCCCGCCGCTCTTTGATCCGTCCTTGTTGATCTTGGTACCGAAGACGGCGTTCGGGCAGGCCGAACAATCGCCACCGGGATCACCCACTCCGATACGCGCATCGATCGCACGGCAATCGGGGAACCCCTCGTTTCCTTCTTTCCAATACGCTCTTCGCATCGCGATATGCACGAGGATGCCCTCCAACACGAGCGTGGATGTTTCGCCCTCGGTGGTCGGTATCAACCAGGTTATGCTCCCGCCGGTCGGAAGCTTGATGGTTATCAGGTCTTCCGGCTTCACGTCGTCACCGCCGAAGTTGACCTTCATTACCGCATTGATGTTCCTGCCCGACGTCAGGGCCGGATACTGCGCCTCATCAATTGTCGCAAGTGCGTTTTCTTTCTTCGCCATTTGTGTTTCTCGTTTCGTGTTTGTTGGTTGGGGAATGCGGGCTAGCTTGCCCGCGTCATGAGTCTAGGGATCGTGTCGAATCGGATCAGGCCGCCTAGCTCAACTGGCACAGGCTGATCGCTGTCCACCATCTCGCGGACCAGGGCCTTCAGCGACGCCGGGGCGTAGGATGGATTAACCATGTCGCCGTAACCATTAGCCCTGAGCGCGTCACAAACTTTTTGTGTCTCGATACCTCCCTTCTTCGAGCAATAGAAATCGTGGCGGATGTAAACGGTGCGATCTTGCAGCTTGACTGACTGCACGCCCCGGTTGGCCCAATCCTCCAGCAACAACTCGCCGATCAAGCTGGCCCGTTCCTTGATTTTGTCGAGCCGCTTTTCGATCTCGGCTTTCTCTCTGCCGAGGTTGACAAACTCAACCAGCAGATCGTCGCCCGCCGCCTCGTCGAACGAGTCCACGAAATCGTCGGGCATTTGGCCGATGTAGTCGGAAGCGTTACTCATCGTCCGCGTCCTCCCTTTCTGCGTGACAGCCTGCCCACTGTATCAAAACGCGAAACACACCATCAAGATCGCCACGCACAAGCATATCCTTCAAACCCTCGTTGTCGACCGCAAGCTGAGAGCACTTGGCGCCTTCATCTTCGACGAACGGAAAATGCCAGTGCTGTCGCGGTTCAGGTCGCGACCCGCATACTGTTTCGCCCTCCCATTCCTCGGTGCATTCTCTCCAGACCTGAATGGGGCCGTATCGTGGCTCCCACTCGGCCGCCGTCCCGCGACCACTATCCGCCAGGAACGAAACGTGAGGGATGATAATCTTATCGCCGAAGCTCGCTTCCTGAAACCCAAAGCTTTGGTAGATAAAGCAGCCTTCACGAAACGTAGTTCGGACAATGAACCTATCGTTTCCGAACGGCACAATTGCGGTTTGCTCAAACTGCATTATGGTTGCGATTCTACTCATCGTTCGCGTGCTCCTTTCCGTCGGCCTCCAACACGCGGATATAGGCCCGCAGTGCCTTGGACTTAGCCCGATAACCCGCCTCCAGCACGGCGAGTCTCGCCTTGGCCTCTTCGATCGTCAGTAGTTCGTCACGTTCAACTGGCATCACGGTCTCGCCTTTCTTTTGGGGTGTGTTTCTAGCCAACGGTCGATTTCTTCCAGCGTACAAACGTCAATCCCACCGCTTTCCGCCATCTCCACTAATGCGGCGATTTCATTCGCGACCCCAAGACTCAATTCGCCGCTACACAGATAATACGCGATTTGCCGAACCCTTTTTTCTTGCTTCGTTTTTGACATCACGCTCTTCCTTTCGTTTTGAAAACGTCCAGGATTACGTCCACAACCTTTTGTTTCTTCTCCAACGCCTCGCGCACCTTGACGTCGATCGTGTTCTCGGCGACAAGGTGGTAGTAGCTCACGGGCCGCGTTTGGCCGGGCCTGTTGAGGCGGGCCAGCGATTGCAGGTAGTCGCCCAGGCTGTAGGTCTGGCTGTAGTAGATCGCGTACCTTGCCCGCGTCAGGTCGACGCCCACGCCGCCAGCCTGAATCTGCACGCCTAGGAGGTCGATGTCAGGCGACATGGTGGCGTTGGACGTCAAACCGTCCTTGTTGGCGCCGCTGATCTCTCCGTATCGTCGGCCGAGGCCCTCGGCCACCTCGCTGATACGCGACAAATCATGAGTGAAGTGGGCGAAGACGACAATCGGAGGATGGAGCTCGTCAGGGTCCATCAAGTCGATAGTCGCCAGTGTGTCCATCAACTCGGTTTGACGTCCGTCGTCTATCCTGTGAATCCGTTTCGTGTCATCCTCGACAACGTACCCACTGGTCGCCTGCCGTAGCCGTATCGTCTTCACCAGACAGTTAGCCACAGTACAGACGCCGTCGGCAACCGCGGTAATCATCTCCTGCTCAAGGTCGCGGTAATGCCGCATTGCCTTGGGGCAGAGAGCGAACGTGCGTACATGGTGCTGCTCGGGCGGCAAATCGAGTACCTCGGCCCCGACGCGAAAGCTAATCGTGTTCATCAGATACTTGAGTTCGTCCTGATTCTGATACCCAGTTATCATCTGCGGGATGGCCGCACAGCCTGTAACCGCGTAGCGTGCCTTGAACGGCGTCCACAACGTGCCAAAAATACTCGGATCGAGAAACTTGAACTGCCCGAATAGATCCAGCGGGGTGTTCGGCATTGGCGTGCCGGTTAAGCACAACCGCCGTTTCGCGTGCAATCCAAGTTTCGCGACGAACTTTGATTGCTTTGTGTTATGTGCTTTTACTCGCGCCGACTCGTCGAGAATCACACAGTCCCAGCGAGGGCGCAGCGCTCGTTGGGCAAATTCCTTCACTCGGGCCGACTCGTAATTGACGACGACAACACGGGGCCCGCGTCTATTGTTGATGTGATCCGCAGCCCGCGCCGTCTTCTCTTTGACGGTCCCCTTGTCCAGGATGCAGACATCAAATCGGCCGCCACCGTGCTTGGCGAATTCACGCCGCCAGACGCCCAGCACGCTCTTGGGACAGATAACCAGCGCGGTTTGGCAGTCCCAGTTCGCCATCAGGTCGATAGCCACCTTGCTCTTCATCGTGCCCATGTCCATCGCTAGCATTGTGGCCGGCTTGTCGAACGCGAACCAATAGGCGGCGACCTGGTGTCGCTTGCATTCAAGCACTCGGATCGGCGGCTGGTGAATTTCAAGCGTCGTCTCCATCTAATCTCGGCCTCCCTCAATCGGCCTGACGACAATCTTCCAAACGCCGTCGTCGTCGATGAACTCGATAGACTCACTTTTCCGGACTATCTCGCGGTATATGGGCGTTGCGCCGTACTCTTGGGCGACAATGTCGTGTAGCGCCATCAGCCGCATGTGAATGCGGTCGAGAATCAGGTGGTCGACCTCGTCTTTGGCGGGCGGTGCGATTGGACCGGCCCACTCTGTTTCGCTTGACCACTCACTTTCATGCAGAATCGCGGTTCTGCCGGGTGTAGTCATCCAGCTAACGTCCAGACCGTCAGGCTCTGGGCCCTCGCTCTCGAATATCATGTGATGATCTACATGCACAACCCCTTCCCATGCTTGAATTCGGCACCAATACCAACCGGGGATAGTCGGCGCTTCGTGGCTGTAACGATCTTTCGCCATCACTTCACCTCGCCTAGTTCGTTGTTTTGTAGCTCGTTATCAGCCGCCGCCACCGAGGCTTCCGCCTGCTTCTTTAGCAGCGCATACGCCGTTCGCAGTTTGGGGTTGCCCGGACAGTCGCCGTTTTGGTCGACTCCCTTAGGCGCGCTGTTACTGAAACCACCCACGCAGCACTCGCAGTAGTCACAACCAGAGGGCCCGTATCCGAGGTATGGATAGAAGTGTCCTCCGTGATTTCGCGGCTTGAGGTACGTGGCGTCCGCAAGCAGTCGCTCCTGTCGGGTCAGCTCGCCGGCCTGGCACTGTATACGCCGCTGGAACTCTGTATTCTTTTCCGTCGAGCGCTCTGCGTCCTCCAGTGCGCTATTTACCGCGTCCGCAAGATCTTCCAGCGCCCCCGGAATCGGGTCACCAAATATCGTAAATATTGCTTGTCGGGTCATTTCCTCAACTCCTTATCCCGTCGTCTGTTATCCGCCGCCTCGTCCTTCTCCGCAAGCCATTCCGGGTTATCCGGATCGGCTTTGCAGATCGTGCAAAAATGATCGCTAGGATCGCAGTTGGACGTTTCGCCCTGACAGTGTTGACAGATCATTCTGGTCTTCGCCGTACACAATGACCGCAAGGCCCAAAAGAAAGGTGATCGACCTCCCCGACGTAGGCGCGAATCTGACCCTCTGTGACAACGGCCACCGTCGCCAAGTCTGACAGCGTTGCTTGGGTATGTTGTCGCAGAGACAGGCCGACGGCGCCGGCCATGAAGAGGTAGTCGGATTCGGAGAGCGAAGACAATGGCAATGTGCCTGCTTGGCGGCCGTCTGCGTCTTCCGCATCCTCTGCTTTCTTCAATCGCCCCTTCCCGCAGCACGGGCTAAGGTCGCCGGCCAGATACCCCCATCTCGTCTTCGCCAGGGAATTGCAAACCGAGCAAATCAGACCGCCCACCTCGCTCGCCAGATCGCGGTTGAATCGTACCATCTCGTCCATTACATCAGGTGCAAGGTGTATGGTGTGGAATACAAGCCCGTCGGCCCCGCCGAACTTTGCTGTGAGGTTCAACCTGTGCCCGTCGTACTCGGCAAACACGCCGTCGCCCAGGTACCGCTTAACCGTCTTTTCACGTCGCGCAGCCCCCTGTTTCGCGCCCTCCTCAATCCGGCCGGCCGCCTCCGTGCGGTCGACCGGGCTACGAGCTTCCGTGCAATCAGGCGACTTCCTTTCGCCCTTCTCCTTCGCAGGCGAGTCGGGACACCCTAACACCCCGTCCATCGCGTCGTAAAACTCACGGACCTCGTCGTCGATTGCCGGCGCGACTCCCGGCACCCCTGGCCGGTCCTTGTCATCCGTGCTGATGGGTGGCGTCCGTTCCCCCTCCGTCGCTTCGGCCCTCCCGTTGGCAAACATCCTCGATAGCCGAACCCACTCTCGCCCATCGAGCAGATGAAACCAGACTAGATCGCTACTAGTCGCGGCCAGGAGGCGTACTTCATCGGGGTTAAACCCCAACGCTCGCGATAAATCGCCTACGATACTTCCGCACAGCTGAAGCTGCGCGACGATCGCGTCGTGACGATCCTGGCGACCGCCCATATTCCAAGTGTCGCCACTAACCCTCCATTGGCGGCGGGTCTGCTCGTTGGATTCGGCGATTTCCCGGGCGATTTCATCCTGTGCGCTGGTCATAATGGTTTCACTCCGTGTAGCTTGAAAATATGGGCAAGTTTGGCGTTCAGCCTCGCGTTGATCCAGCCGCTAAGCCATCCCGCGCGCCCGCCATGTTTAGGGTATGGGCATGTGTCGTCCGATTCCCCTGCTGGGTACGCGACTGGCCATCTCGATAACAAGGCGTGTCCGTTGGTACTGACTCATCCGGTGGCTTTTTTTGGGTTTCATTTGGGTAGCTCCTTATACCACAGGCCCCTTGCCTGTTTCGACGTAGGCCGATATGCGGCCATGCTTTGTCAGTAGATCACTACACATGAGCGCGACTCGCCGCGCAGCCTCGCCGTCGAGTCCGTCTTCCGACGCGAACGAATCCAGCAATGCGCCCTCGGCGAACTCTAGCGCGTCGAGCAGGTCGGCGACATCGGTCATAGGTTTGGCTCCTGGAATAGCGGCAGTTTCGGTTGATTGATTAACAGGACTTCCACCGCTTTGGTATTGTTCTTCCCGCGTTTGCCTTGATGAGCCATGGCCTTGCTGACCTCTTTTGTTCGTCTCGTCCAGCCTGGGTACAGCCTGTCGAGGTCGGGGTGATCGTAGTAGCTGACCACTACCCGGGCGTGTTGAAATCGCCCCAGCGCATCAGCTAAACGCTGGTGATCGGCGGTGTCGAAGTCGTGTTTGTAGTTGGACCTAGCCCCCTTAACGATGTAGGGCGGGTCAACATAGATTGCGGTCCGCGGCGCGTCGGCGATTTTGCTGATTATGCCGAATCCGTCGCGACGCAAAATGGTCACGTTCCGCAACCGAGTGCGCCACGCGGCGATTGACTCCACGACGTTCACCCATCGCACAGCCGTTTGTCCGCCAGTGGCAGTGAAGCGGACGCAGAAGGCATCTCCGCGCAATCCGTCGCGGCCGGCCATGCCGTTGAGGCCTAACCAGGAGACGACGAAGTAGTGGTACGCCCGATCAATATCAAGCACGGGACACGGTTCGCTGGCCCGCACAACAGTCACCGATTCCCAAAATAGCTCCTCGGACGCAAGCGTTTGGGATAATCGCCGATGCAAGCCTGGTCCGTATTTTTCGTGCTGAATCACACTCGCCAAGTTTACCAAGTCGCCGTGTAGGTCGTTGACGGTCTCCATTTTGCATGGCGGCTTGGCCAGCAACACGGCCATCGACCCGCAAAATGGCTCCCAGTACACGCGGTGATTGCCAATCGCGTCTACGATCAGTGGCGCAAGATTTCGCTTGCTGCCGAACCATGGGGCAATTGCCTTGATTTTGGGGCCGTCGGTCATGGGTTTGGATCCTCTTGCGTTTCTTGCGTAAGGCAGGCTTTCCACCTGCTCGAATCAACTCGGGGAGCGTGATCTGTACGCCGTAGGGAGGACTCCAATCGGTCGTGACCCTACTCACTGTCTTAGCGATTCCTACCCGGCAGAGGCGGGCCGGATTCCCCGCTCCTCAATTTTCGGACAACGGGCCCAATGATCCGTATCGCCCAAGAAATCGAGCCAGACCTGAGCACCGATGAAGAGATACTGGCAATACCTATAATGAGGACCGTGGGAGGTGAGTTCACGAAGGACAATCATTTGCACGTCCTCTCAACTGTTTTGGGGTCAGGCGTCTAGCCGCTTGCGATCGTACGTCTTCCAGCACGCCGGTAACCCAACTGCATCCATCATCAAAAGCTAGATCAGTTAGTTCGTCGCCAAATGCATAATCTAAGGCCATTGCTTCAACTACTCCGGAGATTTGGAGCCAAGCCAACTTGCGCACTTCATTTCTTGTCAACATCACTCCTCCTTTTTCCACGCCGCAAAAGGTGACGGGCAGGAGTCGCACCTGCCACCACGAGCAGAGCCGGGTGTTTCGTGGTCTCGGCTTTGGCTGTCCGAGGGTTTGAGCCCTCGCGACACGTCCACCGCTAAACGGACGCTTGCCGTTCCTTCGTCACATAAATGCCGGTCTCTCCCGGCTGTCACGGCGAAAGATTATACCGATGGGCCCTCACGCTCACTTCGGCAGGAAAGGCTCATTAGGCAGCGACTTATTCGGTCTTCAAACCTCGCGCCGCGGCACTTCCCGAGGTACACCGTTTGCCTCGCATTTCGTTGAGTGGTCCCGGCTTGATTGACTCATATGGTCGCCGCCTGTGCCGATCATCGATCACCTGACCGATCCAGTACACCAGCCCGGCGCCGCCGAGCAACACGGCGAGCAACAAGCACGCCGCGGCGACCAGGGGGTAGATGGTCATGGCGTAGGCCCCTCTAGCAAGGCCAGCTCGGCGTCGGTCGGCTTGGCGTATCGGAGAGGAATCGCGGTGTCGAAGGCGATGCGCTTTTCCGCTGACACTCCCATGCTCTCCTGCCACCCGGGCAAGGTGTAAATCCATAACTCCCTACACGCCAAGAGCATCAACTCCCTGAACGAAAATTGCATTCCCATTCCGAATTCTTGTCCACTGTCCCAGGCCTCCGGTCTGTCCAGCAGCGCGAATTGATAGGAATAGACGATCGGCGAAAACACGAGGTTTCCCCCGGCCATCAACCGTCGCGTGGCGGCGAACACCGCCTCGTAGCGGCCCTGGCGCACGGCTGCGTCGGGATGGGAGTAGGGCGAGGCGAGGTAGATTGATGGTTTCATGAGGTGGATTCCTTGCTCCTGCGACGTTCAGCCAGCGTGGCCAGAACGCCCGTGATGAATCCAGACAACGGATGATCAACCGTCGCTGGCGTGGCAAGCCCTGCGTCGATCAGAAGCTCCCACGTTACGGGCTCGTCGTTCTCTTTGCTGCGGAGGATGAGTTGGCGTAGCGAGTTGTAATGACGCGAGCAGTTGCCTCGGCAACGGGAGGTGGCCTCACAGTCAGGCGCCAAGCAGGTGGCTTTGCTCATTATGTTTCTCAGTCGGGCTTAAAAAGTGTCATTCCCGCGATCCGTTGCGTCGTCAGTCGCGGAAACGTGTAGGGCCGGGGCTCGGTTGGCAGGCCGCGACGTTTGCGTTCCTCGCCCACTGACCAACCTGCCCGGATTTCGTCGCGGAGCCGGCGGATTTCTTTGCGCGATGGGATTGGGGCGGGAACGGTCACGACCCGGGTTCCTCCGTGTTCGCGGCAATCTTCCGGAGGTGATCGCGAGCGGCTTCTCGACGTAATTGGGCCGCCTCCCATAGATCCGGGTCGAGGTGGCTACGGACGGCCGAGTCGACCAATTCGGCCAACACGCTGGGTTCCAGAGCGTCAAGTTCCCAGCTTTCGTCGCCGTGCAGATCAACGTAGGCCGCAAATCGACTGTCGGTCATCTTGGCTGGATTCGGCGGTGGCTCATATTCGTCAATCTGGTCTCGGTTAAGAGCCAGCCGCCGGATCTCTACGACAGAGTCGGCGTACAGAGAGAGCCGATCGGCAATATCTCGCGTCATGTCCATGCCGGACGGATCATGGTCGCCGAAGTGTAACACGACGGGACGTTGTCCGTTGGCGATGTGCTCGGCCAGCCGCTGACCGGCCGCCCACACTTCGCTTTGGCTGGTGTAACCGCGGCACGAGAAGAGCGGCACGTCCAGATCCTGACAGACAGGTTCGAACACGCCGAGCAGCGCGTCTTTCTCGATCCAGACCTCGATACGATTCGGCTGGTCCGCCCATGCGTCGAAGCGAAATTGCGACGCGCACGAACCGAGGATTTCAGCCAGGGAGTCCCAGTGTGGCAGTGACCGCAGGTCTCGCGTTCGGTCCTCGATCGCGGCCCAGTCGATCCGGCCGGCGTTGCGGGCGTCGGACACAATGCCGCCGAGCCGCTTGTATGCTCGCTGCTCGTTGGGCAGCCAGTCGCGCGAGACGAACTGGTAATACAGTTGTCGCAGTGTCAGCCGGTAACCCTGAGCCAGGTACTCGTCGATGATCTGGTTGGCCTGCGCAATGATAACCTCGTGGGCCGGGCTGAATGTCTTGTCGTGGTAGCAGATGTACGGCATGATTTCACTTTCGGACGGTCAAAAAACGGCCCACTCGCCTCGCCGGGGAGGTCGAGACGAGCGGACCTACGCGGGGGTTAGCTCCACGTGCGATGCGTTTCGGCTACATGCTCAATCCCGTCGTATTCCTCGATCTGCCATTTCACACCATCAGGCACCTCGACGATCGTCAGTTCCGCGAAGTGGCCACTCGCGGCCGTGGAGCCGAGTTCCTCGACAACTTGGACCAACAGCGGACGGTCTCGTTTTTCGCGTAGCCACGTCTCCCAGTAGCGGCCGTCAAGCCGTCGCATCGCTATGCTGACTTCATCCGGGTCAGCTTCCAAGTAGCGGTCGTAGATAACCTCTCCGCCGGCTTCGTCTGGGCTGTACTGCCCGGCGGGAACACCTAGCTCAATCAGTCGCGCATACCCCTCGTCGCTGAGGCCGAAGCCCCCGTAGCATTTGTTGATTACGATTTGCTGGGGCATTGACAGTCTCCGGCAATAAAAAAAGGCCCCGCACCGCTGAATGATCGAGTGCGAACAGGATCTGGCGGCTCGGGGCCCGGAAATTTCACAGAAGGTTCGCACTCGGTATCGCATGGTTGGAAATTAGCCAATCAGAAAATAGATAGCAAGCCCTTTTTTGGCGAGATTCAAACAAGTGGCGCCGCAAGTCTAACTATAGTACCCATTTACAACGTGGATATTTCTTTGAAATCGCCTTCACGGGGCCGAAAAATGCCCCCAGGGCGCCTGTCTAACGCCCTGGCTACTTCGTCCAGGGCCAGATAAGGAACGCGTAACACGCCAGCACCGCGCCGCCGATCACAACCACTCCCAGCGCGACCTGGAAAAAGTGATAGAGGATGTCGTTCCCCTTGCCAGCAGCCGCACGCATGGCCGCGTCGACCTGGCCCGGTAGCCGCCGGGCTAAGGCCGCTAGCTTGGCTTTGGTGGCCCTCCGCCGCTCTTGCCGCATTCGTCGCCACGGTTCTTGTGCGCGGCGTTTCTGCTCGCGTCGGATTGAGGCGTCGATCTTCGCCGTGCGCTTCGCGGCGACGCTGGCCGCGTGCTGTTTCATCGTGATGGCGCCCGGCAGATGGCCGGGGACGTGGCCGCATTGGGTGCAACGAAACGGCTCGGGATACTTGTTGTGAGACGCCGACAGGAGCAGCCAGAATGGTATCCAGGCGCCGCACAAGAAGGCCGAGAGTAGTAGATGGAGAATGTCGTTGAATGGCACGAGGGGCCGGGTGTGTAACGTCGGCTTCCCGCACTCGGGGCACTCGTATTGCGCGTGTTCTCCGGCCATCAACTTTTCCTCCTAGTCGCTACTTCTTCGCTGCCTTGCGGCCCTTCGCTTTGGTGGTCGTTGCCGCCTTCTCGGGCTCCACCGGTGTGGACTGCACCTCCAGCGTCAACAGGGGCGGGTCCGTGGCTACGGCGCCACCTGACTCCAACTCGGACGACAGTTCGGCGAACGCCGTGCGAATCACTGCCTGCTTGAGCCAATTGACAAGTGAGCGAAAAAACATGGTAGGTTCTCCTTGGGGGGTAGGGGTGAAACAGGATTACTCAGACAGTTCTCGACTCTAGTTGAACGAGTGTGCCGCGACCTCCAGGTTTACCTCGTCGATGGAGGTATTCGTCGATTTCCTCTTTGGCGATCTTGCCCAGCAACTCATCCTCCGTGAACCACAGGGGCCTTTTATCCTCGCTAGGGGATCGGCGTGGGGGGTTCATGAGCCTGCCTCGGCTTTCTCGCCCGTGGCCTTGGCAATGGCAGCCCTGGCATCGCGGATCATCTCGTCCCATTCCGCCCATGTGGCAACGCTGTGAAGGGGGTTGTACTTGACCAATTTCTGCACGACGGCCAGCAGATCCGGCGCGGCGGCAATCAGGCTGGCGTTGGCTCTCCAGTCCACACCCCACTGAATAATTGCGACCGGCCTTTCGGGCCCCATAATTCGATTCTCATGGTCGACCTTCCACGGTCCCGGCGAGTGTGTTGATTTACTCATCTCGTCTCCCTTGGGGGTAAAAACCGAAAGCCCCAATCGTGATTGTTTTCGCGGTAGGTCAGGCGTCATCCGTCGCCTCGGCATCCACCGGCACGCGGACCTGCCCATGCGGCGCCATAGCGACGGCCTGAAACACCTCAGGCTCAAGCAACGCGATTGCTCGTGTAAGTTCGCTTTTCGCCAGCGCGAGCAACCGTTCAGCCGAGTCTATCATGGCGCTAGCGGCGCCTTCGCGGGTGATGTACGATCGTGGCCGGCCTTCAACGTCTAACGGATTTCGCCAGCGGTCGTCCGCGTCCAAAAACACTCGTGCATCGAGTAGGGTCATCGTCTTGCTCCTTGTTAGGTCCTCATTGCCCTCGTAAATCGACAGCCACGTCCATCCGTACGAAGACGGCGACCCAGTCGATGCCACTCTCGGTCATGTAGTCGTAGCGGCACACGGCTGAGCAAAACCGGCCGTAAGTCTCGTCATACTCCTCGGTCTCGCATTCCAGGCCGAGTGTCTCGACGATAGTGGCCCACTTGGCGTTGATCTCGTCGAGTTGCGCGTCGGTGTAACCTGTCGTGTTTTCACGGGTAAATGTCATTGTCCGTTCTCCTGGTTAGAATGAGAGACGATTGCCATCGCTGTCGCGGACCTCGAATCCTCGAGTTTCGACGCCCTTTCGTAGCTTCACGCCGGTCGCGAGCGTAATGCTACACATTTTGCCGCCCTTCCACGTCACCTCGCAATTCTCGGCCGTCTCTTCAGTGGCCGTCGGCCGCTTGCGGGTCCCGCCCCAGGCTAGCCAAGTCACGGCGCAGCCGGTCCAAGTCTGCTCCTGCTTGGCGGGCGGTTTCCAAGCTCGCAGTTGGCCGAGTTGCTCCGTCGCCTCGGCAATCTCATCGGTGTCATATCCCCATTCGGCCGCATCATTGATATCAATTGCCAGCAACAGGTCGCCATCGTAGTAGTCGGTAGTGTTGTACCGGCCCGATGTATGATGCCATTCACTCGGCTTGAGAATTGCTTTGATCGCGCCAGTCCGCACGCCGAGCCTTTTCGCCAGGCGCGAAGCGGGAAAGCAGTTGCGGCGCTCGGCGGACTCAGCATTTCTCGATCGGCTGAAATCGTCGGCGTATCCGGCCATCGTCTTCTCCTGGTTAGATCCCAATTGCCCCGGGCTTGTGCCCGGGGCTCCCCCTCGTCCCTAGCCGTGGCAGAGTTCGATCGTCCAGGTTCGCAGGTAGCTCACGCTCATCGTGCTGTCGTCGATGTGGGCGTTCAGTCGGTCGGCGAGGATCGCTACCAGCTCCCTGCGTCCCAGGCTGGCCAGTGTTTCGCGGCTCAGGGTTCGTCGTGTGCTTTTCATCGTCTCGTTTCCTTCGTTCGTGTTTTTGTTTGTCTTGGCTCTCTACCCTTAAGGAAATTGCCCCGTTAGTGGGGTGCTCTTAAAGTGTTATATACAAGCATATCAAGCAAAATCCTTCCCACTATACCTAATGTGTTATAGGCCATGCCCCCCGGGGTATATACCGCTTTGGGTATACCTGTCTAGCACGAAAGAAATATGGAAAATAACTGAGTTTCCATTAGAGGGTACGGGGGGTAAGTCCGTTTTTCGGCAAAGGGGGGGTGAGTTTCCTAGGCGAGCGGATCACCGAACGTGATCGTCAACGGCACGCCCGCGCCGTCCGCCACTCGCTGGAGCGTGGAAATCCTGGGTGGCCGCACCCCGTTCTCTAACCGCAGGTATTCGGGCTGGTGCATTCCGCACCTAGCCGCCATTGCCCGCTTCGATAGTCCAAGGGCCTCTCGGAGCCTGTGCAGGCTCTCGGGGACGGTCTCAATCGCGGGGTGAACTTTTTTCTTGCGTTTCTTCGCCATGATCGCCTCGTGGGTTACTGGGTAGGTTGTTGGCATTGTACCCTGGCAGGCATACCTAGCAACCCCCCCGTATGCTTTTGGCGGTATATATTCCTAGAAAGAATTCCCGAAATACTTAGTGGACACTCTAGAGAGTGCAGAAACGGCCCCAAAGACTTGACTTTCGTGCCAAAGGTGGGGGACGATAGGCTGGCCGCCAGTGACCCGCAAAGCTGTTGAGATTCTCGCGATTCTCTAATCGGGGGGTGGTGGCTGCAGAAAGCTGTTGAGATTCTCGCGCTTCTTTTCTGAGTGGCTGCCTCTGGCAAAAGCTCTTCGGATTCTCGCGCTTCTCTAATCGGGGGGTCCTGCCTGACGACTCAATTAAATCTGACTTGGAATTTTCCATTTCTTTATGCGAGGAGCGTCATCCCGGAAATGTTCCACGGGATTCTGCGCTTCTCTAATCGGGGGGTGGTCCCCAGAGAAAGCTCTTCGGATTCTCGCGCTTCTCTAATCGGGGGGGCGTCGTCAGGGAAAGCGCCTTGGATTCTCGCGCTTCTTCCCGCCGCGCGTTGCGAATCGCCACGCGAACTAAGAGCCGGGCGCCTCGCACGGAGAACGGCAGCTTGCGTTTCTTCGCCTCGGCCCGCATCCAGCCGACGATCGTGTCGATGTTCGCCTCGCACCAGTCGGGGGCGTTGCGATCCATCTCGGCGGCGTGGACGTCGCATCCGCAGCCGGCGCGGCCGAGCAGGAGGATGCGGGCGAGGAGCCGCTTGAGGTGGTAGCCGACGCCGTGGGGTTGGCCGCACGCGCAGTGAATCGGCAGCGTGTCGGTACGGATAACCCAACCGTGGTTGCGGCACCGATATGTGTTATCGCCGACATGCTCGATACAAGGTGAGTTCGCTTCCATTAGGGAACCTAGAGTGCCGTTACCAACGCAGTGGCATTAGTGAAATCACACCCAGCCCTAGACGTAATACCAAATTGCGGGATATTAAGATTAGACCATGTCTCGCAATCCTCAGGGGGGGAGAACAGGCGGAAAGTAGCCCCTGGAAAGTACACGCTTATAGGACCGGGGCCGCCGCCCATTTCAATCCGAACATAGGGAGACCCGCAAGTGGTCCATAAAAACACCCAATCACAACCACTACCAGTAAAAAGGGGATCCCCTGGGCAAATAAACGTGCCGTTGAACGATGCGCAACTGCCACAGGTCCCTTCTACAACACCGGCTATGACAATGCTCAGGGTTTGCGGCGTCTTTGTGAAATCTGTGCATGAACCGCAAAGCATTTTCTCACAGCAACACCGCCGACTCACGAACCTCCGCCCCGTCGGTGGCATGCTCGGCCCGCGTCGCACATGCGGCGGCAACCACAGCTCGCTGCGTTTGACGAGTCGCTTCGCCATGGCTAGGGATGCTCTCGGTTCATTCGCTCGTCGATGCGGATTACTATCGTGTGAGTCTTGACAACGATGGTCTCGATGTCGTCGATCTTCTTCTCGTGGATTTCGATCCGAGTCGTGTTGCCTTGGACCTGGCCCATGCCCCGGCCGGCGTGCATGGCGGCGGCGAAGATCGCCACCGCAACCCCGAAGATCGTCGCCACGGCGGTTATGCTGAGTACTCTACGTTTGGCTGGGGTCATGAGCTTCTTCCTTGTTACGCTGGGCATGTAATGTCGTCGCACGCATACCGGCCGTCGGCCCCGCTGCCGCCACTGCCCGTTCCACCGCTGCCGCTGCCCACCCCATCGTCGGCGATGTCATCGTCCCAGGACGCGGTGACGATCGCGTTGGTGTCGGCCTCGTCCTTAAAGCGATTGACGATTTCAGTAGGCAACCCCTCGGCGAAAATGGCGCCGACGGGAAAGAGAATCTTCACGTTGTCGACCGTGATATTCGCGTCGGTGGTTAGTACCGCGCCATTCGTCAAACATTCGATTTTCAGCGCGTGCGGTTGCATGGCGATGATCTGCCAAAGCCCGTTGCGTTTCTCGGCGATGCCACGGGAACCGTCATCGTGCGGCGAGGAGTAGGCGCCTTGGGCTCGGCCGCGGTGAATGCCCAGCAGGTCGTGGACGGTGAACTTCGTACCGGACAGGTTGGTAGTATAATCGTCCGTGCCGTCGAAGTCGCGAGGGTAGGCCAGCGCCGATCCGCCGGGGACGAGATGGGCGGCCAGCTCGAAGTGTCGCAGATTCGGCTTGGGGACCGGCCCGCGGGGACGGCCGGCCGGCGGGTTCGGAGGCAGCTTCTCCACTCGCTCGACAGCGCGAATGATCCGCGATATCTGGTCCAGGTCGATCTCGACTATAGGGCCGCCCATGGATCTAACCCTTCGTGTCGCAGAGCAGGCTGACCTTGGTGATGCACCCAATCACCTCGGCTGCCGTAGCGGCGTCCGTCACCTCTACGCCTACCCGAACGTCCAGCACGGTCCCGGGGGACAACGTGGACGAGGTGATTGTAAAATCCACGGTCGTGGGCGAGGCAATCAGCGCGTTGATGGTCGTTTCCAACGTCGTGCATAGGTCGGCGGAAACCGAATTATCTTCCTCGTTTTCGTAGCACTCGACATCCACGAAAGCCGTCGTGTCCGCAACCGTGGTAATCATCCCGCCTATTAGCCGAATCTTTACCGTCTGGCCGATGACGTACTCCGGCGGCAGGATCACCTCATAGCGTCGATATCGCCAGGTGACACCGACTTTTTGCAGATCCTCAGTCTGGAGCGACGGGGCGTTTGTTCCTAGCGCACCGCGGATGATAGCCAGATCGCCTGTCGTATCGGTCCCCCAGAGTTCAATGAGCAGAATGCCGGCCGTGTAGGTCGCGTCCGTCGCGGCCCCTCCGCCAAGATACAGGTACTTATTGGCAGGCGGAAACGCGGTCAGGACTGCTACTTGTCCGGCGGTCCAATCTCCGTGATTGGTACTTTGAACCTGGTTGGCCATGGCTGAAATGAGCGTGTCCTCTACGCCCGTAGCGTCATCCGTGTACCACAGATCGATGTCGGGCTCCCCTACGGTGGGAGTCTGGAGACAAGTGACTTTACCGGCGAAGATCGTCCCGTTCACGGCGGCGGTGATCTGCCCTAGATGAGCCACGCCCGCGCCGTCCGCGCCTATGACATCATCGGGTGTCCCGCCGCTGTTGAGGCCGTCCACGTCAATCAGGATTGTCGTCTTGATGATTGCCCCGACTTTTTCGACGGATGTCACGAAATTGTCGGCGGTGCCGGTAATGCCAATGCCCGCCGCGTTGGCCGTTTGTTGGTGGGCCACCGGGTTTGCCAGGTCGATCCCGTATTCCTGCGTCGACCGCTGCGCAAGCTGCCCCGGGTCGATGTCGGGCTGAAAGTCATTCGCATGATTGAAGGCGCCCGTGACTCTCAGTGTGTCGGTTCTCATTGGCATGATCGACTCCTATGTCATCGGTAGAACGTTAAAATTCAGTTCGCGGTTTCCGGGGAAGGTGCCGAACACGGCGGTCAATATCGTTGGATCCGCGACCGCCGCCCCCGCTCCATCAAGCTGCTTTGGGGTTGTCACGGGTTCTTTATCCTTATCCAAAATTGGCTTGCGATCAACACCGTCGATCTCGTACAACCCTTGATCCAGCAGTCGCGGCCGCCAGTCGTCCTCCGTCGAGTCCTTGAGTTGCAAGATGTAGGAAAACACCAGGAAGGGGTTGGAGTTGCGATACTGAACCTCGCCGATATGAATCGACGAAATCTTTGCCCGCCGAATCCCAACCGGAATTGACTGGATCGTAAACGCGTTGCTGTTGATCGCCTCGCGGTAGCTAAGAATCGCCGGCGGCACGCCCGAGACATTCTTGCGAACGGACACGGCCCATCGGGCATCGTCGATAATGTGCGGCGGGTCGAACGGATCACCGGCTGAGTTGAGCACGGCGTTACCATTGGTGTCCTCGATAAACGATTTCTGAAATTGCTCGGTATTCCAGGTGATAATGGCCGGGTCGGCGAGTGGATTGTTGGAAATCTCCCTGCCGGTCGAGTAGCGGCATTTCATCCCCCACACGAACGGCGGGTGTTTCATCACCGCGTTGCGGGCACGGATAAACGCGATCGGATCGTCGGGATGAACGTCGCCGTCTTTCGGCACGCCCGACGCGCCGAGAATGTCCAGGTCGGCGTCGTGCCGGTTGTTGGTGACGATGCGGAACACCCTCGTATGCCGGGCCTCGGCGACACCGGCAATGCTCACCTCCGACGTATCTCGGCCGTCCGCTATTTCAGCTACGCTGGTAACGGTCATTTGCTAGGGCTCCCATGCCACGCGAACTTTGTCCTCCTGGTTCCGGTTGGCCTCTTCGCCTGCGTCTGCCCCTCGCGCCGTGTTGTTCGCGATCTGCGCCTGGTGTCGATCCTTGTCCGCACGCAAGGTGGCGATCACCGCGCTAAACGCGCCCGTGCTACTCTTCTCCACGGCGCCGGCGAACTGCGGCCCCTGGGCTTGTGCGGGCGCCTCGAATACCGGCACACGTATACCGCCGAGGTCCTTAGGGGGACCGGCGATCTCGCGCTGCAAATCTCGTATAGTGTTGATCTGAGATTCACTGGCGCCGGCCTTCGCCAATTTTTCTAAAAGCAATTCGCTCTCCGTGACCTCTTTATTCATCAACCGCAGCTCGTCTTTCAGTTTGGCTATCATGGCCACCGGGCCACCGATCGCCGCATCGAGTCGCTCGGCGGCTTGCGCCAACAACTCTAACCCTTGCCCCTCTGTCAGTCCGCCAAGCCCCAATTTTACGGCTAAGGCTATCTGTTCCTGTTCTCTGCGGAAAGCCTCCGCTGGCGTTACCAGAGAGGCTAAACCGCGTTCGACAAATTGGATCGCCGTGGCATAATCACCAAACGTGTCGGTTAGCCGCCTTATCATTTGGAGGAGCGCCGCACCTGCGGATTCTTCTATCCGAGCTGCCGCATTGAGTCGCTTCATTAACTGCACGCGTATGCCGAGGCGCATATTGGCAAGTATGTCGACGCGTTCCCCTTCCGGCCGTGCATTCGCTAGCCTGGCGCTGCGTTCCCCTTCCGCCCGTACATTCGCTATACTGGCGTTGAGATTCGTTATGCGATTCTGTGCAGCCTGCACCCTCGCGGCAAAAAAGCCAACCGCGCCGCCGGCGTTCAAGAAGCTTTTTCCGGATTCATCGGCCAGCGGGATTAACAGGAGCCCGCGCCCACCCCCTGGGGCGCGGGCTCCTTCGGTTTCGGCCGCCTTCGCCAATCCCTCCATCTCTTGTTTTGCCGCGCTGGCTTCGCGCGCGACTGTGTTCAACTCCGCCGCCATGACCCCAACCGCCAAGCTAGCGACACCGATGGCGCCGGCAATGACAACCCAACCCTTTGGCCCAGCTAGAGCCGTCAAGAACGCTTGCGCCACGGCCGCTGCCTTGACGGCCGCCGCATAGACCAACACCGCTCCGGCTGTGAACAAAATCGTCGGCGTGAGCGGGCCCAGAACATCTAGTATTCGCGTGATAACACCCAAAAAAGCGGTTACGGCCGGAACCACGGTCTCGTTGAATATTGTCCCTAGCCTCGTCGCCGCTGCGCCCATCTTCGCCATTGCTTTCTGCATGGGCGTCAATTGCTTGTCCGCCACATCTTGTGTGGTACCGCCCGCCTTGCGTAACTCTTTCTCGTATTCTCGGATCTTATCCGACGTCCCAATCAACGTCTGAATGAAAATCACCGACTTGTCGGCAAAGCCGAGCTGCATCAACGTCGCCTTTTTCTGCGCGTCCGACATACCGTCGAGTCTGCGCTCCAGATCGCCGATAATGTCGGCGATATTGTTCATCTCACCCGCGGCGTCAAACACCGCAATCCCAGCCGCCTCGAACGCCTTCTTGTTCAGCAGCGCCTTGGTTTGCAAATCGCGCATGACGATATTCAACGCCGTACCCGCGTCCGAGCCCTTGCGTCCCTGGTCGGCGAATGCGGCAAGAACGGCCGCGCCCTCCTCAATCTCCTTTCCCACGATGCGAAGTGCGGCCGCCGCCTTGTTTGTCAATGATTCGGAAAATTGCTCAACCGATGCGTTAGCTAGCGTGTTAGCTTTCACTAACACGTCGGAGACACGAATCATGTTTCGCATGTTCTGCGCTGAATCGTCTACTGTTAGGCCAAGGGCGGATTGTGCATCCGTCAAAAGATCCGTAGCCCGAGCCATGTCGAAGTTACCGGCTTGCGCGAACGCGGCGACAGCGGGCAGAGCGGCTAGCGATTGTTCAGCGGTGAGACCCGCAGAGGCAAGGAAGAAAAACGACTCGGCCGCTTGAGCAGCGGAAAACCGTGTATCTTTCGCAGCCTGGAACGCGGCGGCCGACATCTCCTTTTGCATCGACCTCGTGACGTCGCCCATGATCGCCAATGACTGCCGCATCTTCTGGTTGAACTTTTCCGCCGATCGGGCCATTTGGATGAACATGAATCCACCGGCAAACGGAGCCAGTGTGCTAATCATCCGCATGGCGCTCCGAGTGATCAACGCAAGCCCGCCGCGAACCCTTCGCGTGCCGCGATCAAAGCCCGCGGTTGTGGCGCCGTAGCGTACGACAAGATCACCCATCACTGCCATGGTCTATCGCCCGGTGGAATCAATTTGGGTACGCAATACTGCCACTTGGGCATTGGGCGGCGTGTAGCCGTCCGACTCCACTGACTTCCTGCTCTCAAGCGGCTCAAAATGGTCAACGGTCAGGTCGGCGCCCCACACCTGGCAGATCGCAGCGAAACCCAGCTTGAGGATCGCGGCGATGCGTTCCAGCGAGTCGCCCTCGATTGAATCGAACGCCAGTTGCTCATTCCATTGCTCAACCGTGAGCGAATCGAGCATCCCGTCAACATCTATCCGGCGATGCTGTCGGGCGATGCGGATCTCTCGGAGGCGAACGAGATCTCCCCCGAGTTTTTTGCCAGATCCTCAAACTCGTCGGGATCCATTCCGCAGTGCTTTGTGCATGCGTCGGAAAGACAGGCCACATCGGCGTTGTCCCATTCCTCAATAATCTGTAGCACATGACTTTCGTTCAACAAAACCGTCCCGTTTGCGTCAACGGCGCACAACACAATCAGCCGGGCCGTCGAGTCCTCCAGCCGCGATTGGATGATTTTGCGATTCCGTTTCGAGAGCAGCGAAGCGTGGAACCGCGAGACCTCGCCAGCAAGCAACGACCGGATTCGCACCGTGATCTTGGCAACCGGCAGTTCTATATCGAGGTACCGTCGCCTGACCTTGCCTGGAAACATCGCCGACACGTCCGCTAAGGGTGCATCATTCATCTTCATCTTCATTTTCCTCCTCGTCCTCGTCTTGCCCTGCGTTGGGTCCGGGGATCGACGACCCATCGTCATTGTAGCCATCCATTTTGCCGGCGAAAAAGTCCTCGCGATCCTTGGGACAAATGCCCTTGGCAATGACTGGGTATCGTCGCTGCGCCTCGGCCATTTGCTCTTCAGTCCTGTTGGCCCGTATCCGGCATTCATCGTCGGCCGGCTCGGCGACGCCCATTTGTACCAAGCGAAACGCCTTTGGCAGATCGATGATATGCCCAGGCAAAAGGGGCGTGCCGTATGGCTCCGGGTTGTGGACGCCCGCCGATATTTCCGTGACCAATTTGCACTTCATGGCTTCCTCCGGTCATGAAAGGTTTACGTGGTAAATCCGGGAAGGCCGGAATGCTTAATCTCAAATGACGCCTTGACTCCATCGTTCAAGACGAACGACAAACCCAGGCCGAGGCCAGCGCCAGGGATGCTCCACAGGGTGGTTGCGGCGTCCGCGAAGCTAAGCTCCCATGCCGTCTCAACCGGCGTGATGATGATGTCGGTCATCGCCTGGTGCCCGGCGAGAACCGGATCCCAGAACAGTTCACCTGAAGTTGAGCCGCCCTCGCTTCGGCCTGTTTGGCTGTAGAGGATCCCCGCGGACGTGTTGTCCAGCGTGTCCGCCTCGTACGTTTCCGACTCGATGCCGTCCATGTTCAGGCTGATGATCTGGGCGACGGCAACCAGGCCGGCGACGTCTTGTTTGAGCACGGTACCTTTGCCCTTGATTTTTGCCATGACTATCCCTTTCGTAGAGCTTCCCGTTTGATAACTTGCCAAAACTTTTGGCGCGCCGCCTGAACTACAGCGTTGGCGGCCACGTGAGTCGCACTCGCAATCACGCCCAAAAACAAGCCACTAAAAGTTCCTGTCCACTTATCTGTTTTCCGCTGTGTTCGTGAGGCAACGCCAATGACCAACCAGTGAATATTTCTCCCGCCGATACCTACGCCGCCACTAGATGATCTTGCTTTCGCCTTCTCTTCTGACCTCCGCCGCTGGCCCTTTGTACCTACACCGAATCCAACCTTGGCTGCGGTGACGACGCCCTTGCTGGTCGCTAACCTTTTACCCACAGTTTGCCTAGCAGCAGCCTTGGCCTCGGCCGACGCCGACGTACTGTTCACACCCGCCTTGATGGCTCGCATGATGGGATTGAGCCCCGCGTTGACGCCCGCCCTAGCCGCCCTCTTGGACACCACCACCTCGATCATGGTCAATTTCGCGGTTAGTTCCGAGACACCGACCAGCCGGATGTTTGGCGCCATCAAACCACCTCGTTGTGCGATACCTCAAACGACATATTGATATCCCACCAGGGCCTCGCCGAGCCGTCGCCTCGGGTGATTTTCGTGGGCCCAGTAGTCCCCCCCAGCGTGGCATCAATTTTCGTGTCAATGGGCGTGCCGCTGTATCCCGCCAGGCCCGTGCCAGGGTCCGTGCCGTTGCGGCGAATCGCCTCGGCCAGTGCGGTGGCGGCCGCAGGCGTCGGCGCCCGTACGAGGATGTTCACGTCGTGATAATCCAGGCCGCCGAGTCCCCCTAGATCGTTGGATGGATTCGTCGAGTCCAACTCAACCACGATCGTTCCGTTGGCCGGCACGCTTACGTCCTGCGCCAGTTCACTTTCAATCCGCGCGTCGTTGCCCGTGCCCACCAGGTCCGTCACTGCCGTCATGGTCAACAGCTTGGCGCACAATGATTGGACAACTTCGGACGCCATTGCTCATGATCCCTTCGTTACGAATTCCACGAATTTCACTTTCTTCTGCGCCGGCGACGAGTCGGTCACGACGATCAGCTTCAACGTGTAACTGCCCGTGGCCACCAACTGCCCAACCACCTTGAATTGAATTGCCCGGCCGGTGATGACGGTCACGTTGTTGATAATCAAGGCCGCCGTCGAAACAGCCTCATTGCTGATCGTCAGGTCGGTCGAGGTCAGCTCCGTTACGCTAGTCACGCTGGCCAGCAACTCGCCGGAATCCAACACGCCGTCGAAGCTCACCGACTCCAGGTTCTCTTCACCCTCGGCGTAGACGGGTCGCTCAGGCGCGGTGTTCAGGCTGCTCACGGCTCATCCCTCTCGTTACATTGCAGCTCCAGTTCCATGCCGTCGTTGCCCACCGCGCGGATCCAAAGGATGTTCAGCCGGGCGTTGCCCTGCGAGGTTCGCAAAATCCAGTTGCGTGGCGTCAGTGCTCGGGCCGCCGTGTCGCTGTGCATGTACACCAGGTGGGTGGCGTCTGCCTCCAGTTGCCCGGCTACCACTTTCTCCGTGCCTCGCAATTCCATCACCAGCGCGTCGCGGCGGATGTATTCCGTCTCCACCTCCGTCCGCTCACGAAACGAATCGGCCGTACGGGCCGACGCCTGTTGCATGAACCGCACAGGCTCGTAACGGCCAATACGTTTCGTCCGCTTGCTCATGCCAAGATCCTCATGGCCGCCTGGCCACTCAGCAGGCCGTCTACTTGTATTGGGATTCTCGTGTCACCATCGGGGTTCAGTTGCCAATCACCGGCCAAGACGCGAATCGCCTGCCGAATCGAGACCGGCACGTCCGCCGCATCATCGCCAAAGCCGGCCACGTAGGTCATCGTGATCGAGTCGGGATGTGACAACGCGACGGGCCACACCTGGTCAAACTTCAGCCGCACGATTCCAGCGCCGTTGCGAGTGGCCAACTCGTAGACGCTGGTCGCCAAGGTCTGCGTAGCGTTGTCCGTGTCCTGGTAGGTGATCGACGTGATGCTCTGCACGGGCTCCCAAGCTAGCTCGAACTCGCCGCCAAAATCATCGAACTTGTCAATGCAGGTCTGCGTCAGTAGCGCTTTCCATAGCCGCTGTTCCTCGACGTACTGTGTTGCCGCCTGAATCAAGGGTTTAATGTGGCCATCATAGTCGTTGATCCCCCTCATCTTCAGATCGCTCTTTACCTCGTCAACTGTTACCGGCTCATCGTCGGGCTGCGTGCGCGAGGTGTTGCTGGAGCGCT